GAATACTTACGAGATCATCAAGATGGACATGGGGAGTTTGTTGAAGGCATCTGGGTATGTGCGAAAAGCATACCTGGACGTGCTTTTTATTTTGAGACATACTTGCCTTCATACGGTGCGATGTATGACAAACTTCCGATTAGTGCGTTTGTACGATCCCCCGAAACCCCAGTCATAGACATGAGTTTGGAGAATCTACAATTCTGGAATTGTATGGATTATGGTGTTGCTTGTATGAACAAAGGATTTGTTTCATCAATGGACTGTGAGGTCTTTACTAGAGATCATGGTCTTATGAAAGGACAGTATTTGTTTACACTTGATAACTACCATGCGAATCCAGATGTAATAGATAATAATGTAAGTGAAGTGCCACAAGAGCACAAATCGCATAATTGTATTGCGTTAAACAATGGTCAGTATGCATTGTATCCTAATAACAGGATGCGTCTGTATGACCTCTCTATTACCCCTGAGGACCCCAAGTTCCCTGACTTTAAAGTATCTACCATAGAATACCAAGTAGAGGCAGGAACGGACTGGGGACGCCTAGGAGACACCGATGATTATTTTTGGCAAACACAAAAGGAGAAACAAAATGGGACACCCTAACCACTTAGACGGATCAGTTGACAAAGGTGAAGACTTTGTTAATGAAGGTATGACACTCATCACCGAGACTGATAGTGATAAGTATTTGAACATGTCTGCGAAGCGTAATCGTAACAAAGCAAAGAATGAAGAGATCTACGATTCTCAAGAATGGGCGGATGGATTCGTTGGTAAGTGATAAATAGTAACAGCCTACTGCTGTGTCTAGATGCCGACCTTTCAGACATTTAAAGATCTGAGTATTACCTTTAAGAAACATCCTGTAAGTGATGATTTAGTAACGGTAAAAGATAAGGCAGCTATCGTTCAATCGATTACTGCCTTACTTCTTACTAGGAAGGGAGAAAGACCATTTCAACCTGAATTAGGTTGTGATATTCAAAACATATTATTTGAACCATTAGATTATGGTAGTGCTGGTATTCTCAGATCAGAGATCGCAGATGTATTAAATCGTTACGAACCACGAATTCGTGTTAATACTATCAACTGTGTACCAGATGATATGAATAATGGATATGAAGTTGAATTATCGTATACGATCGTAGGTAGAGACGATACACCAGTAGCAGTAGAATTCTTCTTAGAGCGCACACGATAATGCCATATACTCAGGTTGCTAATTTAGACTTTGAAGATATCAAAGTTGCTCTGAAGGAATATATCAGGGCACAGTCAGATTTTACTGACTATGATTTTGATGGATCAGTTCTATCAACATTAATTGACACACTTGCCTATAATACGTATTATACGGCGTTTAATGCTAATCTGGTAGTCAATGAACTGTTCATTGATTCTGCCACCTTAAGAGACAACGTAGTAGCGATTGCGAAGCAATTAGGATACAGACCCAAAGGTATCACCTCTCCTACTGCGTATGTTTCTTTTAACATAAGTTATGGAGCACCAACAACTGATACTGAACTCCTACTGAAGAAAGGAACAGGATTTATCAGTTCGTATGACAACAACATTTATCAATACATCACATTAGAAGATGTAACAGGACAAGTAGTTAACAACGTTGCAACATTTGATAATGTTGAGGTTAGAGAAGGAACACAGATTCTCAACACATTTACTGTTAACACATCATTAAAATCACAAAGATTTGTTCTTGACAACCCAAACATTGATACTAATACTATTAGAGTAAAGGTATATCCTTCCGGTAGTAATTTTAACGAGTCGTATCTCGTTGCCGATAACATTTTAAACGTTGATTCTACGTCAAAAGTTTTCTTCATTGAAGAGATTGAAGATGATAGATACGAAATTTTATTAGGGGACGGTGTTTTAGGTAAAAAAGTTGATAACGGATCTAGAGTAGAAGTATCTTATCTTACAACATCAGGACCAGAGTCTAACGGTGTTAGGACATTCGTATTTTCAGGAGTTATTGAAAATCCAAATGGTGTTTCTCCAAATGCTTTTAGCACTAGTATTACTAACGTAAGTGCTTCTTCAGGTGGAGAAGATAAAGAATCTATTAAGAACATTAAAACAAATGCTCCAAAAATGTATGGCACACAAGATCGTGCTGTAACTGCTCAAGATTATTCTGCTATCATTCGTAAAGTATATCCATCGGTAAGTGATATTATTATTTTTGGTGGCGAAGATCAAGATCCACCAGAGTATGGTAAAGTTTTTATTGTATTAAAACCAAAGGATGCATCTTTCCTTACATCATTAACAAAACAGGAAATTATTGAAGATTTGAAGAAGTACATGGTTGCTTCTGTCAGACCAGTTATTGTAGATCCATCAATTTTGTTTGTTGAGTTGACTTCTAAGGTTTATTACAATGGTGAGGCGACAGATTTAAAACCAGCACAGATTAGAGATAAGACAATTACTTCGGTACAATCATATCTTGATGTTTCTGATATTGAAAAATTTAATGGTAAGTTTAGATTTAGTAAACTGGTTAGTGTAATTGATGACGCAGATCCAGCAATCAATTCAAATTTAACAGAAGTAACTATGAGAAAGGATTTCTATCCTAGTCTCAATTCTACTTTCTATTATGAAGTATGTTTCCAGAATGCTTTTGATAAAGATTGCGAAGAACCTACCCTGTCATCAACTGGTTTTAGGGTGACAGAATACCCTACATTTGATGTGTATTTGGAAGATAGGGATAGCAAAATTGTCCTATATAGAATAGATAGCGTAACCGGCGAAAAAGTTGTTCTAGACAGTAATGTTGGTGATATTGATTATGAAAAAGGTGAGTTGAAAATGTATGCTCTTACTATCATAAAGGGATCATTTTTTGACAACCGCATTTCTGTTAGAGTAAAACCACTTCTTAATGATATCAAGGCACTCCGTGAGGTATACCTTGACGTTGACGTTGCCAATTCATCGTTCACTGCATACAAAGAGTAAAGTAAATGCCTTCTGTAAAGACTAATAGAATTTCTACTCTAATTGAATCACAACTTCCAGAATTCATTTCTTCCGAATATGAACTGTTTGGTAAGTTTGTAGAGAAGTATTACGAAGCACAGGAAGTACAAGGTGGACCCTTGGATGTTTTAAGTAACATTCAAAAATATGCTAACATTGATTATTACGAAAAAAATCTACTTAATCAGAAAGACTTTACCACTTCTAATATTAGTATTAGTGATACAACCATTGATCTTGTAGATGCTCAGTCTTTTCCAGAAAAAAATGGATATGTAAGAATTGATGACGAAATTATTTTCTATGAAAGTCGCACTGGTAGTCAGTTACAGAAATGCTCCAGAGGAGTAAGTGGCAATACCAAGTTAGGAGATCTATACAACTCTTCTAACTTTTCCAGCACGACTGCGACAGAGCACTTAGAAGGTGCTGAAGTTTACAATATTAGTAATTTATTCTTATATGCTTTTGTAAGAAATTTTGAGAATCAATACCTTGGATCATTCCCGGAAAAGTATCTTAGGGGAGAGGTAGATAAGAGAACTCTGATTAAAAATATTCAGAAGTTCTATAAAGCAAAAGGAACAGATGATTCTATTAAATTTATTTTTAATACCATTATATCTGATGATGTAGAAAATAAACCAGAAGTATATCACCCAAGAGAATTTACATATAAATCTTCAGAATCCGATTGGATTAATGTATATGCTCTTAAGGTAAAGGTAGTATCAGGAAATCCAAAAGATTTAATTGGCAAGAAAATAGTACAATCTGCGACAGATGACTATGGATATGCATCTGCTACTGTAGATAATGTTATTGCTCAAGGTACGATTGATGGTGAAGTAATCTGGAATATTGTTGTTGCCCCAGAAACTGTCAATGGCGAATTTCAAATTTCAACAAAAACTAAGTTAGAAACTGCTATAGCACCATCTCTTGGAGTTGGCGATAGAGTTAACGTATTTTCTACGATGGGATGGAGTTCTATTGGAGAAATTTTAATTGGTAATGAAATTATCAAGTTTTCTGATAAAACAGTAACTCAGTTTATTGTTAGTGAAAGAAGTTTATCTGTAGAGCATCTTCAAGGAGAGTTTGTTTACAAACCGGTTACGATTGAAAGTTCGGATGTTACATTACTAACGTTGGGTGTTGTTTATGATGCTTTACCTAATGTTTCCGAACCATATTCATTCACAGGTGATGCTGTACAAGTATCCCAACCTGGATTCAAAACATCAGATCCAAGAATTGTTTTAACTGGAACGAATCAACTTAGATGGATTCAAGATACCGGAACTTCAGTAACATCAAATACTAATACACCAGTAGAACAATCTCTTGCTGGTATTTCTAATAATGTGTCTGCTATTTTCGCAGATGATCAGTATTACTATATTACATCGTCTAGTTATCCATCGTATAACATTTTTGATGGTCCTATTATCACACAACCGGTTCAGGACCAAAAAATTCTTAGGATTCTTAGAAAAACTCCGGTAGTAACAACTGAAATTTACAAAACTCAAAAAAGAGACGTTGGTATCTTATTAAATGGTGTTCCCATTTATGGATATAAAGATTCCGAAAGTCTACGTTTTGGAAAACTCGAAGAAATTCGTGTGGATAACAGAGGACGTGGATATATCAATCCTCCATTTGTCGTAGTTGATGGTCTTGCTGGAAGAGCAAGGGCACAGATGGTCGGCAATGTTGTTGATAGTATTGTTGTTGATACTGACATCGCATTCCCAGTTACTCCCACAGTAGAGATTACTTCTGGAAGAGATGGTATTGCTAGAGCAGTTGTAACAGGTGGAGAAGTAACTAGTATAGTCGTAGAAAATCCTGGCAAATTTTATTCTACACCACCTATTGTAAGAATTACTGATCGTGTTGGCAAAGGAAGATTTGCTGAATATACTACAGTAATTGATAGAGATGGATCTATTGTAGAATTTATTAAACTTGCTGGTGGTTCATTATACACACAACAAAACATTCAAGTAGAAATTATTTCTGTTGGAGCAGGTGCTGAAGTAACACCACTACTAAAAGAATGGAACAAAAATCGTTATTCTAAATTAGAACAAAATTTAGACAAGCAGTATGGTTATGTATTTGAAAACATAAACAATGTTCTCGAATATGGATATGGGCAAGTTGCCAACCCAAAAGCACTTAGAATTCAATTAAATGATAATTTAAATTCTGCAGATACAGAACCAGCAAACAAAACACATTCTCCTATTTTAGGTTTTGCTTATGATGGCAATCCAATCTATGGTCCATTTGGATATGAAAATCCATTAGATCAGTCTTCTTCAATTGCGAGAATGACTTCTAGCTATTCTTTATCTGGAAATAGACAAGATGGTCCTTCTCCAGTAGAGTATCCATTAGGATCCTTTATCAATGACTATGTTTATTCACATAAAAGTGGATCCTTGGATGATAACAATGGTCGTTTTTGTATCACCCCAGATTTCCCTGATGGAACGTATGCTTATTTTATTACTATTAATAGTAATCAAGTACCACAGTTTCCATATGTTTTGGGAGACAAATTCTACTCTTTGCCAGTAGATAGTAATTACACTACAAAAATTAATCAAAACGATATTCCTAAAAACGCCAAAAGATTTTTTACTCCAGGAATGTTGGGTAATGGTGATGGATTAGTAGCTACTATTTCAGAAGTAAGATCAGGAACTGTGGATAATGTTGCTATTGATAGTTCTTCTAGCAATTTTTCAGTTAATTCGCCGCTATACTTTAATGATGCTGGAACTGAAGGAAAAGATGCTAGCGCATTAGTATCTTCAGTTAAAGGAAGAGATGTCAATTACTTACAAAGTAAGGAAGATAAAGTTGTAAAATTAACAACTATCCAAAACGCTTTCTTATTTGTAGACGATACACTAAGACAACCAGCAAGTGGAGCATCTGGTTCAATCGTAGGAACTGTTTCCAACGATAACTTGATTGTGCTTAAAAATGTCGTAGGAACTTTTAATAACACTGGAACTTTTTCTGCAGACATTAAAACGTTTATTCTTACTATTGATCAAGATAGTTCATACACAAAGGGTGCTATTCTAAGTTTAACTGACGGTGTTAATCCAGCTATTGCTACTGCTGAAATTTTAGAAGGAACTAGTAGGCAGAACACAGTTACTATTAAAGTGTTGTCTGGTGTGTGGATTGTTAATGATGATTATTATATCCAGTCAGATAATCTTTTTAACACGTCTGGATCTAAAATCGTTACATTAGTTTCGTTAAGTGATAATTTAGAACCCTTTGAAGTAAACCAAAGTGTTGCTTTAGTAGAAACTACGGAAGATCATGGATTAGCAATTGGAGACTCTATTGATCTTAATATATTTCCAGATGATACTACCAAAACTAAAACGTATTACATCAGAAAAAGATTATATCAACAAGTAACATTTAGACCACCATCTAATACCACAACAATTAATTTTGATGGTGTTGGCAGATTCTCCACTTTAAATGGTGGAGCAGATTACACATCAGGAACATATACTGATATTCCTATTACAGGAGGTTCTGGTTCTGGTGCTATTGCAGACATTACAGTATCTGGTGCCGGAGTTGTTAATAGTATCACCATCACAAATGGTGGCACTAACTACAAAAGAGGAGATTATCTTGGTGTAGATGATGACCAACTACAAAGATCTGGAGCATCTTTAAGTTCTTCCAGATTAACGTTATATGTTGATCATGCTGGTGCTTCTCTTAACTCTACTACTATTGAAGTTAAAACTTCAAAAGGATTTGCTGTAGGAGATTTAGTAAGCATTGGATCTGAAATTGTAGAAATTTCTGCTATTAATAGCAATTCATTGACAGTAATTCGATCCAGAGAAGGAACTACTGCGGTAGATCATTATGATGGAGCAGTTCTTTCTTTATATAAACCAAGATATAATTTTTCAAATAATTTCAGAATTACTTCTGCTAATGGTAGTGGATATATTCAGTCTTATGATTTAAATACCCAAACTGCTACTATCGTATTTGATTACAGTATTGATAAGCGAGAAGCAATAGCAATAACATTGAGTGCTACGTTCTTTGATGAAAGTAGTCAACAGAGATTGGTATCTATTGTTTCGGTTGGAGATATTGATTTCAAATTTGAATTCTCTGAAGACAATACTACATTCACACCAAATCCAAATATTAATGTACAAGAGTTTTACAAGTACGTATTTGATACTTCACACTCTTCTTTAATAGGAACATATTTTGATCTAAGTCCAAGTAAAAGTTTTAATTTATTAACTACAGAAAAACTTGCCACTACAATTTTGCCAGGTAATTCTGGATCATCAACAACAATTAAATTTGGATTTGGTTCTGCCTTAGCACAAAATAATTACGATACTAAAGTAGGAACAAATTTCCTCAATTTTTATTACTTTGATAAAAATGGTATTGTAAATGCAGAAGGAGCATACTTACAAGTAATCGATGATCCATTACAGGGAACAAAGACACTTAATTATGTCACAAGAAATCGTTTTGTGTATGATGTTTTAAGTACTCCTCTTTGGGATGGTTCTGGATCTATTTCCTATACCACTAGCGGTCAATTTGCTATTGGTGAAATAAACGGTGTCAAAATAACAAATTCGGGACAAAACTACAAAAAAGTTCCATTGGTTGTAGGTTGTGATCCTTCAGAACCATATAGAGGTTCAGCAACGGTTCTATTTGATACATCTGCTAATATTATTACGGGTGTCAACATAGACAATGTTGGATCTAATTATGTAAATCCTAAAGTTATCATTACCAATTCCGATGGAACTGGCGCAGAATTTAATGTAATTCAACGTAATGGTAAGTTGTTCTCAATTACTGTTAGTAATCCTGGTATTGGATACACATATGCCCCGGAAATTATAATAATTGAATCTGCAATAAATTTGTATGCTGAAAGTGAAAGTATTGGAATTCCACAAAGTGTGAGAATTATAAACAATGGAGCTGGATATCATTTAGATAAAACTGTAGCATCAACAGTAACTTCAAAGTATACACTAGCATTGAAAAATTTCAATGGCGTATATCAAAAAGGAGAAATTTTAACTCAATCAATTAATGGGGTGGAAGTTTCTAGAGCAGTAGTTTCTGAATATAGGCAAGGATCAAATCTAATTAAAATTGAAAAAGTTGTTGGTATCATTAGAGAAAACATTTCTATAGTTGGTTTCATATCTGGTGCTTCTGGTGTAGTTAAGAAAGCATTTATCACAACATTCAACACAACAACTAAAGCTACGTATGATAACTTAGGTTACTACACTTCTGATAAAGGAAGACTTGGTACAGCAAATCAAAAATTAACTGATAGTTTTTTCTATCAGGATTACTCTTACGTTATCAAATCAAAAACTTCTATTGAACAGTGGAGAGATTTAATTAAATCCACTACACATCCTGCTGGATTTAAATTATTTGGTCAAGTTGATATTGAGACAGATGCAAAATCTGAAATGCCATCTGCTGATGAAAGAAAAGCAGATACTTTCTCAATCATTCAACTATGGGATCCAAATAAAAACAAGATCACTGTTGAGAGCACAAAGCAAGTAACAACTCAAACTATTCAAACTGTCAAAAACACAAGAATACGTACTGGTCAAGGTTCTGCTGCTACTTCTGAATTTAATTTTAATGAAACTCGCGCTTTCTCCTTTACTCTTAGTGCGCCATTTGATGGGTATTTTGATACCGATGGTAGATTACAAGGGACAACATCTTTCCAAGTATTAGATGATACCGGATTGCCATTTACTCCAGTTAATGCTGAAAGTTTAATTGTCACTCTTAATGGAATTTTACAAGAACCAGGAGTTGCGTACACTGTAAGTGCTGATAATATTATTTTCAGCGCACCTCCACTGGGTCCTGGAAATAAGTTAACCGGAAACAATATCAGTGATACATCTTCATACAAAGGAACAAAATTTGTTGGAAGAAACTTCTACTTCAAAGATAGTCAGTATAATACTCGTTATCTTAGAAAATTAAGAAATATTTTCCAACGTAGTGGAACATGGATTGATGCTGCCAATCAAATTGATAGAAATAAGCAATTTATTATTGAAGAATCGATTGGTTATGGTAAACAGTACTATAGCTCATTAGATTGGAGTACAAAATTAGATGACTATACCATTGACATTGGATACATTCTTGATGCATATCAACATGATATTCGTTTTGGTGGAAATAGCAAACTTGTGGATTACGCAAATATTTTTGCTACTAGTTCAGATTACATTAAAAATAACTCAGCGGAATCATTATCAATTTTCAAATATGCTACAAACCTAGCAAATTTGGCAATTAGAAATTGGGACTATGTTGAAGAGTCTGTAGTCTTCATTCAAGGTTCAAGAGAAGTAACGGTTAGTAATACAGATAACATTGCTATTGGCATGACAATTAGCGCAGGTAGAGCATACAGTTCAGATACAATTGTTGTTTCTATTGATAGTAGAACACAAGTAACGTTATCAAAACCAGCACTAGCAAACTCAGGTGGTGGCGGTGGAGCATCCGCATCTACTACTTTTCTTACGGGATCTTCTTCTGGCAGTGAAATTTTGGGATCTAGTGTTGGTGCTGTCCAACCAGGTAATGAATATTCTGTAAATCCAAATGACATTTTACAAGTACCTGTATCATTTGCTTCTACTGATAGTGCCACTTTCTTCTTTAGTGGAATTAATAATGGAACTTACTATGATGCATCAACTTTGATTGCCAATAACAAAGAATATTTGCGAGAAGAGGTAAGTGAATTTGTATATGCTAATTATGCTTTACCTGTATCAGATAAAGCAAAGTGTGCTAGGGATCTTGGATTTTTAATTGACAATGTAGTTTATCACTTAAGATTTGGTGGAAATGCTAAAATTGTAGAATTTGCTCAACTATATTATACAAATCGTGGATATCCATATGGAGAAGAATTATCTTATCTAACAGGATTAGAAGTTACTGCTGCAACTGCGGCATGGGAGAGGTTGAGAGATCTCATGGTATTAGCAATGCGAAATACATTGCCGAATGGATCTTTTACTAGTATCACGCCTTACGTAGATAATACAGTATTTACGGATTCAGAATTCCCTGTATGTGCTGAAGTTGAATCATCAATTGTTACTATGATTGATATTGTAAAAGATATTATTTCTAAGGGAACGGGTGTAGTAGAAATTATAAACATCAATCCAAACAAACCTGGATATTGGTCCACTACTCTTACATATTCAAACTATAATATATTACCAGATCCATTGCTTCCATCACAAGAATGTAATGATGTGATTTCATCTGTTAATTCTCTCTATAACAATCTAGACGATGTTTTAAATAAATTGGAAGTTACCAAAACTCTTCCTGATTATATTGATGGTGAAACTAAAGAGTTTGAATTATATTGGGAAGATGGAAGTTCTGTTGTTACAGAGCAAGATGAAAATCTACTATTATCAATCAATGCCGTACTACAAGAAACCAAGTATAATGCGAATTATCCAGGAGATGACTCGTATTATATCGATAGAACTGTAATTCCAAACATACTCAAATTTGATGTTGCTCCTATTTGGGATCAATATGCTGGTGCTAGAACATTAGGAGAACCTACAGCTGTTGAGAAAGTTGTTGGTATTGGTATTGGTAATTACAAGAGGATGACTCTAGATAAGAATTTAGTTAATAATGTCAGAACAGGACCATTCTTAATTCTTGATTTAGAAGATCTTACAGTTGTGAATGTTGAAGAATCAGATTACTTATTAGTGTTTATTGACGGGGTTCTTCAAAAAAATATCGAATCGTATACAGTATCTGGTCCAAATATATTCTTTAATTTCCCGATTACAGAACAGATGAAAGTTGACATGAGATACCTTTATGGTAGAAATGTCGGGCAAGTTTTGAATTTGTATGATTTCAATACAGATGTATATTACTCAAATGGAATTATTACTTTAGAGACTAACTCAGGACTCAATACTTTCTTAGCAAATAATTGGATGGGTGATAAGAGAGGATCTTTAATCCATGCCTACCAAATTAATGACGATGGTACATACAATGTAATTGGTCAAGTTAGTGATCCTGAAGTTTCGGGATCAACTCTAAGTTTGAAAGTGTTTGGTTATAAGTGTGATTTAATTCAAGGAAGAGATGTATATTTCTCTATAGCAAGGAGATATGATATCAATACTATTGTCGAGTTAGATTCATCTGGTTCAGACATTGTATACGAAACTGACAATGATGGCAGATCTGTTCTCAGAGGAATTGATCAAAACTGGCGTGGTACTTATTTGAGAAAGACATATAGAAATCCCTTTATTAGTCTATCAAACAATAGTCTTATAAAAGTTGAGGGTGAAGATAAATTCAGAAAAATTAAAGAACTACCAGCAAAACTAACAAGTAAGGAACAAAGAAGTCAACAGCAAGTATCGAATAGTTATTTTGGTCAAGTTGAAGTTCAAGCATATAATGGAATAACAAGAGGCGAAGGTCTTAGTATTGTTGCTAAAATTGAAAATGGTGTTGTTGTAGATTTAGATTGGAATCAACGTAGTTATGATCCCATCACACAACCGACTGCTTATCAATATTATACCCCACCAGTAATCAATTTTATTCCTGAAAATGGCGAAGGTGGTGGAGCAAGAGCTCAGGTTATTGTTAGTAAGGGTCAGGTTATCAGTGTAGAGTTAACTGAAGGCGGATCTGGATATACAAAAGCACCAAAAGTTGTTGTTGCTAGACGTTATGATGTTTTAGAAGAAACTGATATTGGAGTTTCTCTAATCAATGTTAGAATGAATTTGGAGCAGTCTTTAGGACTTAACGTAATTAGTACTATTGATATAATTTCTAATCAGGCGGTAGATGTCACATCTATTACTTCAACGTTGGTTGAAAGTCCTCTGATAATTGATACCAAACTTGTTGAAATAATTACTCCTGCTTCTGAAGCAGTCAGTGAAGATTTATCCGCAAGACTTGACGAGGTATTAACTACTTTCCATACAGAACAGCAAGCTGCTCCAGTTGATACATTCTATAATGGAACCGATATTTATATTCGTATAAGTACCCCATTCATTGTTGATATTGATTCTTCTTCCACGTTAACAACATCAGCAACACGAGAGATAACTTCTAGTGTTAGCAATTTTATAAACAATACTGCTCTTACCAACATCAATTACTTTGAGGTTGGTGCGTTCTTAGATACTACACTTGGTATTAACGATACAATCATTTATGTTGGCAATACCGACAAGTTTAAAACCAATGGTTATCTTATTGTTGGAACAGAAATTGTTCAATATTTCCGCAAGGTTAATGATCGTTTCTTAAATGTACAAAGAGGTCAGCAAAATACTACTGCTCAAGAGTGGATTGCTGGAACATTCTTACGACAGATTCCAGATCCAGTATCTCTGGCATATGGTGGCATTACTGTTGTTGAATCTGAATCTAGTTTGACTACACTCAATGCTGGCGCTAAAGTGTTTGCCGCAGGTCAATCACAAAAACAAATTGTAACGCCAACAGTTAAAGTTCAGACAACTTCCAAACAAATTATTATTGAAGTTCAACCACAATTTAATGTTGAGTCTATTTCAGTTGTAGAAACATTTGTAAATTACAAACTAGAAACACCATTTAGTAATATTCAATCATTTACAACATCATTTGCACAAACAAAAATTGAAAATACAATTCAAACTGTACAATCACAACTTGATATAACCAAACAACAGTTACAAGTATTAGTTTTTACTCCTCCAAGTGGAGCAGTTGATGGATATGAGGAAAGTGTCTTTATCAATGATCCTATTAAAACAAGAATTGGAGAAGTTGATTTGATTGATATTAATGGCAGATACTATGTCACACAGCGAAATACTATAGAGATTTTAATATCCAATAAAACATTTGGAGAAGATACAGGATATGTAGGTACGTATTTAAAAACAAATCTTGGTCATACAATTAGTCATTTTGACGGTATATTTGACGACGGTGCTGCTAACGTTTCTGCTTTGAGTATACTGGAATTAGATAGTTATTTCCCATCGTTAACAGTGAAAGACTTTGAACAAAGAGGAAACTCTAGTTATACTCTAGTGGGCGATAAATTTAATTTGGTTCCTCCTTCAATTCAAAACCCAGTTACGTTTAGTAGTTCACAAGGATCTATTGGTGGACCTATCATTGTACAAGATACAACATACTTCCCAGATGAAGGATTCTTGTTCCACTCTGCGAAAGGAATTCCTTCTGCTACTGGAACTACATTAAATCAGAGACGCTTTGGTACTGGTGGAAATGTCAATCTAGAGACAAATACTGATCCTAGGTTTGGTGATACATGCGTGTTCCTAAATGAAGATAATGGTATTGTTGGTGGTGGAGAATTCTTATCTGCTTTTCAACAACTTGGAACAGGTAATTTCACAGTTCAGTTCTGGTTCAAACCAGGAATAGATCCTAACTTCCCATATTATTCAAACCTTGTCTATTATGGATCTAATGCTCTCAATGGTATTGGATTTGGAGCAAACCAGAACCAACCAGACATTGGTTGGAGTATCCAGATGAATAATACGAATACAGCAACCCCTTCACTTTCATTCTGGAATGGTGAAACACAAAATGTACGTGGTTGTGGTACATGTAATCGTGAATCATGGAACCATATTGCAATTGAAAGAGCGGATGGTGTTATTAAAGTACATGTTAACGGTAGCGAAAGAGCATCCGCAGCAAATACTCAAGAATATAACAACGGCACTATGGGTAATAACTCAAATCCATTCTTTGCAATTGGATATGATAATTCAACTATCTACGATCCTTTCCATGGTCATATTGATAATGTTCATGTCCAGAGTGCTGCAACATACAGTGGTATGCCAGTAACTTACGGTCAACCAGATCAGTATACTCTCTTGTTAGAAAACTTCGATACTCTATCTGCTACATACAGTGGTGTTATTCAATACACTAGCAAAACCGCTACATCATTTGAAGGTTGCACATTCGTGAACGGTGATAATAATATCACTCTCGGATCCGAGATGGTTCCGTTTACAAAATACTAAATAACGGTATAAATATAAATAACTCAGGCACAAACCCTACGTCGGAACAAGAAACCAATGGCTGCTATTATCTCAGATAAGTTTAGAATTTTTAACGCTAAACAATTCCTGGAATCCTTGACTGAAGGACCTAGTGAAACCAGTGCTGAACGCACTCGAATGTATTTCTTTGTTGGGCGTCCGCAAGCATGGAAAGCATATTTGGAAGTATATTCCAAAGGAAGTACCAATTTTACTGTCGGAAATGAAGTGTATGTTGGAACGTATGGTTCCACCGCTTTCCGTGCCACTGTTGCTGCAGTTTATGATAGTGCCCTTCTTCTTACCGACGTTTTTGGCAGCAACGGCACAAATTCCGTTCCCCCCATTGGTTCAGATCTAAAAGAAACTTCTGACGCTGGTTCTAACGATACTGGTGCTGTAGCAAAATCCGGCGTTTACCGTTACGCAACAGAGGATATTCCCCCTCTTCCATTGGACAATCAAAGAGAAAAAATTGCTGTATATGATGAACTCATTGCCGCTAAGCGTATTACCGATGCCTTCGCAAGAACAGTTATTCGCCGTTACAACTGGGATTTAGTTGCAAACCCTAAGTTTGATATGTGGAAACCTGACTATTCTGCTACTCCTGGTGGCGGTGGTCAAGTTGGCAAGCAAACGGCTACAAACCAAAACAGTATTTCTGATGCCAAGTTCTATCTAATGAACTCAGACTACGAAGTATTTAAATGTCTTTATAATGGAGAAAACGTTGCTAGTCCAACTGGACAGAATGCTACGGAAGAACCAAAAACTTCTGGTGCTAACTATGCTTCGGGCACTGGTCTTTATACCGAAACATCCGGTGCTGGATACATCTGGAAGTACATGTACACCATGCCAACTGATGATGTTCTAAGATTCCTATCTTCGGACTTCATGCCAATCGTTCTTCCTGCCAACAATACCCGTACTGCTGTTACTGGTGCTGCTGTTGCTGGAGCAATTGATGTCGCTCTTATTGAAGATGGTGGTGCTAACCTACCTGCCTCACAAACACTATTCACTAGCATCAAGGGTGATGGAACTGGTGGTGTAATTGAGTTTGCTACCGATGGTTCTGGTACTATCACTTCTGCTAGTGTTCAAGCGCGTGGATCAGGTTACACATATGCTAATGTGCTTCTTGGTAATGGCAACCTTTTCTCTGATGCTGGTCTAACTACGGGAGTTGGAACCCCCGCAAACGCAACTGGTAATCTTGAAGTTGTAATGCCTCCACAGGGCGGTCATGGTTTCGATCACGAACTAGAACTCAACGGTAAGCGCGTCATGACGAATATTCGTCTAACTTACGCAGAAGGTTCTGGTGACTTCCCCGTTGATAACGACTTCCGTCGTATTGGTATTCTTAAGGACCCATTTAACTGGGGAACTACTACGTTCTCAACTGCTGACACTCTTAGTGGTCTAAAATCAGTTAAAATTACTGGTGCTACCGCAGACTTTATTCCAGACGAAGAAATTTCACAAACTGTAACCGATGGTACTGCTAAAGGAACCGTAGTTTCTTGGACACTAGATAGTGGTTCATCTACAGCAGGTGTTCTTAAGTATATCCAAACAAATGATGCTCACACAGATCAAGGTGTTGTGAGAGCATTTGAGAGTAATGGATCCAATGCTGTCTCTGGTGTATTATCCGCTGCAGCAGGTAATGTTGATACGACATACGCAGGAACACTTCTAGGTGTTACTTTCGCATCTGGTCTTGCTGCGCCTGAGATCGCAAATAACTCAGGTGATATCATCTATCAGGAAAACCGTCGTCTAATCACTCGTGCTCCTGACCAAATTGAAGATATCAAATTAGTCATTGAATTCTGATCAAAATTAAACACATTTAAGTCCCCCGAGAAATCGGGGGATTTTTTTTATCGCTATAAATACTAAGGACAAAGAATGCTAGTATTTGGCGGAAAACGATGCCACAGAAGACAAACCTTAATGTAAATCCTTATTACGAGGACTTCGACGCAAGTAAGAATTTTTATAAAATTCTTTTCCGTCCTGGATATTCTATCCAGACTAGAGAATTAACACAAATACAATCTATTCTTCAGAATCAGGTTGAGAGTTTTGGTAAGTATGCTTTCAAACAAGGAGACTTGGTTGTCCCTGGGGAAGTTGGACTTAATACCAAACTAGATTATGTAAAACTATCTTCTGTATCTGAAGTTGCTGTATCAGATGGAGATGATATAGTTTACAAAAAATATGACATTAGTCAACTTATTGGATTACAAATCAGAGGTCTAAGTTCTGGTGTTATTGCTACTGTTCTAGAAACAAAGTTGGCAACAGATTCTATTGCTGATACAGTATATGTAAATTATCTAAGCAGTGGAAATTCTAACTTAGATGATACATTTCGTCAAGGAGAAACACTTGAAGTAGTAGATGGTGTTAATAGTCCATTACTAGTTGTTGGAACTGATGGAAGCGTTCTTCCAACTAGTATTCAAATTACAAACCCCGATACAGAGGAAGTTACTCCACTAGAAAGTCCCGCTATGGGATATGCTTCTGCTGTAGAAGTAGAAGAAGGTATCTATTTTGTAAATGGATATTTTGTTAGAAACGAAAAACAACTTCTGGTAATAGACGACTATTATAATAATCCATCAGCAAAAGTTGGATTTACTATCGTTGAAGAGGTTGTTACTCCAGAAGAAGATGCTTCTCTGTATGACAATTCTATCGGATCCGCAAACTATTCTGCTCCAGGAGCACACAGACTTAAGATCAGTTTAACGATTAAGAAATTTAAACTATCTGAAGCAACAGATAAGAATTTTATTCAACTTATCACAGTATATAAAGGATTAGTACAGAAAAAAGTATCTCCCACAAACTATAGTCTGATTGAGCAGACTCTTGCTAGAAGAACTTTTGACGAAAGTGGTGATTATATTGTCAATAATTTTTCTGTAGATATTAGAGAATATGCACAGAAAGATAAAAATGGTGGCGTCTACAAAGTTGATGACTTTGATCTATACAATGGTTTAACTGAGTCTGAAGCAAGTAGAAAAATGCTTGCTGGTATTGGACCAGGAAAAGCATATATTAGAGGATATGAAATTGTCAACAAAGAGACAAAATTCTTAGAAATTAATAAAGCAAGAGAATCACTTTCAAGTGACAACGTTACCCTAAAAACTAAAGGACTTCCAACTTTTAATATTACTAACACATATGGAAGTGTTCCTTTAAACAAAGAGGGTGGAGATCTAACAGCATATCCATATGTCAATTTGTTTGCTACTTATAATGATGGATCTATTGGTCT